AAGCTGGCCGCAAGCTGTTCGAGCGGGCAGCGCGGAATAGGGAGGATTGAAATGGCTCTTAACTCTTTTGAATACGCACAAGTCGAGAATGAGATTGACTGGCTCAAAGAGAAGATTGAATCCTTGCGCGAACGAGCTAAACGCCAACCCTCAACAGTGCGAGAGATTCACGATATGGAGCGCCAGATTAAAGAGCGGCAGGTGAAGCTGATGTTCGACCCTCGCAAGGAACTGCGGGCAGAACGATTCAAAGCGGTGAAAATCGCTCTGATCTTACTCTTGGTTGCCCCACTTTATGCTCAGTTGCCGGAGGCTCCTAAGTCACAACAGCTTGACCGTGTAGAGTGGGGTCTACTGGCAACTGACGCGGGAGTGCGGGGCCTGGACGTGTATTCAACCCACCAGATGATCGAGCACGGCAACCGGGAACTATTTCTGCCCTCCGCCGTCGTGGACCACGTTCCGGCAATGGCGGCGTACTCCGCCGGTACCGTCGTGTTGGATTGGTACTTTGCCCGGCTGCTCACTAGGCATCATCACCGGACATGGGCGCACGTCCTGACCTCAGTGGACATCGGCACGACAGCGCCATGGGCAGTCCACAATTTGTACCTGCCGAAACACCACTAAACCCTGCATCACAACTCCGCAAAACAAAGCCGCCCGGTTTCCTGTAAGGATTCCGGGCGGTCCTACCTGGGAGGATAGGGAGAACGATCTTGATCACCCTAGATTTCATGGCGTTTGTGCGAGGATACCGTCTGCTTTAGCTGACGGAGGAATCGCATCGTCCTTTCTTTAGACTTGACAATTACATCGTACCACGGTATACTTCAAACAGATGAAACTGGTTGCTAAAATCCGGTTGAATGCCAACGCAGAACAAGCAAAACTGCTTCTGCGCACGTTGGAGACAGCGAATGAGTGTGCCAATTGGATGAGCCATGAAGCGTGGGAAAACAAAGTCTTTACGCCATTCTCGCTCCACAAATTGCTCTACCATGATGCTCGTGAGCGCTTCCCGCTTTCGTCTCAGATTGTTGTGCGGCTGTTTTCCAAGGTTTGCGACGCCTACAAGTTGGACAAGAAAGTTGAGCGGCGTTTTGCTAAGCATGGAGCTATCAGTTACGATTCTCGAATCCTGAGCTATGGAGAGAATCGGGTAAGCATCTGGACTCTCGACGGAAGAGAACCGATTCCGTACTCTGCCGGTCCGCGTCAGAAAGAACTGCTTATCAAACAACAGGGCGAATCGGACCTGATCTACAGCCACGGAAAGTGGTATCTTGCAGCGACTTGCGACATTACCGATCCTCCGCAAGAGGTTGTAGACGAATGGTTGGGTGTGGACTTGGGAGTCGTTCAGATTGCCACTGACTCTGATGGACAATCGTTTTCCGGTTCCACGGTCAAAGGGGTTCGCTACCGGCACCGTAAACTCCGTTCTAAACTTCAGGCTGCGCAAAGCAAGTCCGCTAAGCGCCATTTGAAAAAACTCTCCGGCAAGGAATCTCGCTTTGCCGCCAACGTCAATCATTGCATTGCGAAACAAATCGTTGAAAAGGCCAAGCGCACGAAGCGGGGCATATCCATCGAAGACTTGACGGGTATACGTACGCGGATCAGGGCTCGACGGCCACAACGAGCGGTTCTTCACTCTTGGGCATTTGCACAGTTGGGAGAATTCATGACATATAAGGCCGTCCTCGCTGGCGTACCTTTGGTCAAGGTTGATCCTCGCAATTCCAGTCGCGAATGTTCTGAGTGTGGTCATATCGAGAAATCCAACCGTCCTTCGCAATCCAAGTTTCGGTGCCGGTCGTGTGGTTACACCGCCAACGCCGATGTAAACGCTGCGGTGAATCTTAGCCGCAGGGCCTCAGTCAATAGGCCAATCGTAGCCTGTGTTTAGAGCTGCAAGCCGCCTGCTTTAGCTGGCGGTAGTTGACTGTAGCATCTTCTGGTCAGTTTCAGCATTTAACCCCTTTCCTCACCCATCTCAATTCCCAGCCCAGAGCCGCGGCAACCCTCGGGCTCATCGGTTGATTCCCTGACTTTATAGTGTGCAGCCGACGAACGTCCAAACCGAGATCCCTGGCCAGCCGCACGCCGGCGCCGTAGCCGCGAGTCCGCCGATCAAGTTCAGCTAGGACTTCGTTGTCGTTGACCGGGCGAGTAGCCTTTTTCATTTCTGAGCTCTTGGCCTGACAAATTTCGCGGCAACACGACGGTCCGCCTCATAGCGATCCACATCCACCGCCCGATACACCACGCGCCGGCCCAGCTTGATGTAAGGGCAGCCCTTCCCCTGACTTCTCAGATTGGCCAAGTATCCCAGGCTTGTACACCAGCGCGCCGCGAGTTGTTCGGTCGTGATCATTCGGCTCACGAGAGCACCTCCGCGAGCAGGCGAGCATTGGCAATGCTGGCATACTCTGGTTTCAACTCGATACCAATGAAGCCGAAGCCTTCCCGCATGGCAGCTATGCCTGTTGTGCCTGAACCTGTGAACGGATCGAGGACCACGCCGCCGGGAGGGGTTACGATCCGACAGAGGTAGCGCATCAGGACAAGGGGTTTGACAGTGGGGTGAATGTTGCCGAGACCACGCTCGGACTTGCTGGTTTTAGCACAGTAAAAGAACCGAGCGGCAGAACCGCTATCCCCATAGCAAATCATCTCCGTTCCCGCAGGGCGAGATTCCGCCCCAAGTGCCGACCCGCGATTCCCCTCATTCTCAGCAGCAGACACCCGTTTCACCGCGCCCGTGCCGGAGGAAGTTTGCGGAAACAGGCTCACCACTTCCTCGCTACCGTCGTGGATCACATTGGCGGGCCATCTACCTACCGTGTCAGGCCGGTTCGCATTAGCGGGGTCATAGTTATCGTCAAGTCCTGTCTGCGACGGGCGACCATTTGCCTTGCACTTGTAATCTCCGTTCAACTCAACTCTGCACCCGTCGATATTCAGCGCCCCAGTGCCGTGCTGTTGCACGTTGGCCGCGACGGTTCCAATCAGCGGCTTACGCGCCACGCAGATTGGCTCATGGGCGGGCTTGAGTGCCGTGCCCCAGCCGGACCATTGCTTTGCGGCATCGGTGGATGGGGCAGTCAGACTATATTCTGGCTTGAATGAATTCTCTGCTCTACCTTGCGCTGTGCCGTTCCACTCTGGATTCTGCTTTCCCATGCCAGCGGCAACGCCTACAACCTCTCGCTCTGCCCCAGCCGCCTTGTCAATCGCCTTGCTCACGTCCATCGACTTTGGGAATCCTTGGGAATAAATCCACATGATCTGATCGCGGATCTCGAAGCCCGCATCCTCAATCGCGCAGGCCATGCGGTGATATGTCCGACTCCCACCAAAACTGAGAAGGTGGCCTCCGGGCTTGAGTACGCGCAGGCACTCCCTCCACATCGAGACGGAATAAGCGATGCCGGTGGAGTCCCACGCCTTCCCCATGAAGCCCAGTTCGTATGGGGGATCGGTCACGATTGAATCGACGGAGTTCTCCTCCATCTCGCGCAACCTCTCCAAACAGCTCCCTTGCAAAATCATTCCGCCCACGGGACACCCCCACCTATGTACTTCTCGAACTCCTGCCGCAAACCTTCCAGAGGCACTTTGAAATAGGCGTAACTGGTGTCGCCATCCGCTACTTTGTTCCCGCCTAATTTTCTCTTTTCAAAGCTCGGCGCCATCTGGTGAAGGATCTTTCCGAAGTTCACATCGTTGGGGAGCCGCCCCTTGATGTTGCGGTTGCCGACCCAGCGGCGCAAAGCGTCTCTCAATCGATTGGTCGGGATCGTATCCGGCCATTCTCCTCCCCAGTCTCCGCCGGCGATTGTGCCGGCCGCCAGAGTGTCATACCACCACTGAGGCACAGGCTCCAGAGATGAAATCTTCTGTGCTGTGAGGCCCGTCGTGTTGGGCGCCAGATTCACGTCCTGGGTGATTTTGTAGTCCATCAGGTAGCGAAGCAGATACGCCCCGCCACCCCGCTCGTCAAGGCCCAGCCGCATCTCCTCAAAATACTGCCTGTCCTGTTTGCGGCCCTCCCCCACTTCAAAAACCGCCCAGCGGCGCTCGTCGGCGCTCGCCGGCACGAGCCACTCTTCGTTACCGATGACTACCACCCTGGTCAGGTTCCGAACCGTAAAGGACTCCTTGCCCTTCAGCTCAATCAAATGCTCCTCACCTGTCACCAGGTCTTTGACAACACCTTCAGCTTCCTTATCTCCACTCCAGAACGCCTCATCGAGGACGAACATCAGGCACCGTTGCAGATGCGAAGTGAAGTTCCCCACTAAATACCGGCGACGGGATGTGGTCATAGCATGGCCGCCCAGCAGCTTGCTGACGCGCTCCACAAGCGCGTTCTTGCCCACGCCCTTCCCGCCGCGAAAGACAACCGCCACCAGAGGCTTCTCATAAGGCTTTTGGATCAAATGCGCAAACCAACTGGTGAGCCAATCGGCCAATACCTTCTCGTGATTGCAGATATTCTCGAAAAGGTGCTCCTTCCACCGCTCGACCATCGGATGATCAGCGGTGCCCGCGGGAGCAACCGCGAATCCCCGCCACAGGTTAAACCAGCGTGGGTTTACTTCTATGCCGGGCTCGAAAACCAAGCCATCGAAGTTCCTGCGGCCTTTCCACTCCATCCACATCT